CATCTCTGAATTTAGCAGAAAGCGATTCCATTTTGGGGATGGCAATAAAGGGTCTTGCATCTACAGGATGTCCATGATTTAGAAACCCCTCTTGGTGTAATTTGCCNTATCCTTTCATTTCAATTCCACTCTTAACCCGTTTTAAACTATTGTGCAATGCCCCTGTGGCGTAAAGGGGTCGATCGCCTGAAATTCCAGCACGCTTTCGCCTATCTAATGTGGATTTCTTTAGTTTGGGAACAATTTTNCCAGCACTTATATCCTCTTTGGATTTTGAAATAGATGCGTCCGCAAAAGAAGAACCAAGAAAATCCTCTATTATCCCCGGTAGGTTATTCGCTAATTGGTTAAAATCTATATTAACCCTGATTTCCAAGTCCACCACTAAAACTCCGAGTTGGTTNATTCGTTTNCTTTGATGATTGACTGTGCTTGCTCAACGGTGAGGTCTTTATTGTCCCTGACCATTATTTTAGCCCTTGTGGTAATATGATTTTCAAGATTAAAAGTATCCATCATGATTTGATCTTGTACCGTCATCGGATATTCCACTTCTTCAAAGTCGATTCCAAGAGTATCGCCAAGATTATGACCGTTGTATTGTGCGATAACGCTNTCAACCTTAAAGAAGTCTTGTTCGTACATTTTCCACAAGTCAAGATCGTCNAAGTAATCTTCTTTTCTTTCTAAATCTTTAATCATTAAAGAAATACCGCTCGGAACTTCTCCGCCTGATTCAGCCCANTGTACCCATAGGTGATTATTTAATGCAATGAGTTCAATTTGGAATTTGATTTCTTCAATAGCCCCGGCGACATCACCTTGCGGGCTTGTAATATTATAAGCACCATCAACGCCCATGTCTAAAATTTCATTTGAACCTGCTCTCGCTATATTAGAATCGGTAAATTGTCCTCCAGTCATCCACGGTTGTCCAAACATATTGAATCTCATACCAAGATTTAATTCTGTTAATCCAATATTGACTTGTTCGTTGCAATTAATTATATCTCCAGCACCCTCAACTAAAAACGAGTCTAATTGATCCTCTCTATGTGTGAAAACAAAAGGCAAAATACCATAGGGGTTGGGATTGTTCACTTACAATCTTTCCATCTTCGTCTAAAATNGCCACAATTTCACTGTCCCCAATATTCCCACTGTAGCCCTATCGTATCGGATACATCTGCCACTTTATTTAACAGTGGATATGTAATGGCTTCCGGTGTAAAGGGGTCTGTGCCGAAAAAAGATTCAAAATAATAGATAGGTCGATAATCAAATTTATCGTCCTTCCACATCACCCTGTTGGCAATAGTGCCGATGAGGCGTGTCATTCTCTCCGCATGCTTCATCCTAACACCCTTGGTTGGTGTTAATTTTTTATAGAGATCATTATTCGCCACATTGCGCTTTGCCCCGAGTGTGTAAATTCGACTAATTTTATTAATAAATTTTCGGGTAAAGTTAGTTACAGTGGGCGGTATTTCGGTGAACGCATCCCCAGAAAAATATTTTTTAATATAGCTTTCTGTGGAAGTGCCGGAATAGTAATCAAGATACTTTCTTACCTCACGTCGCCTTGCGTGTGCGTTCATTAATTTTGCTTCTGCTAATTTGTCTTGTATGATGTTTCTGCTCATCTTTTGAACCTTCTAATTGTATGGTTTTTCATTGGAAATCTATTGGTTATAAAATACCGGAAAGCGTCGTTTCCGTGATCGTGATAACCGTCTTTGATTGGCTCTTCTTTTAAAGCCTTGCCCTCTTCACTTTCTGGGTATCTGTATTCTTCAAAGTCTCTGATTACTTCGGATTGTGTGTCGTGAACATGAACCCGTCTCGTCCCATCCGCACTTTCAAAGAACCCCCTTGCATACGAGACACTGGATTGGATATTGCGGGATTCTTTATCTCTGGCGCACATCACACGAATACCGTTCTTCCTGAATATCTCCATATCCCCAGCCCCAGATTGCCCTGAATATTAGAACCTGCAGGGTCGCCGTAATATGACAATACCGGGTATCCTTTTGTTTTGATCATGTTGATTAATTGAAGTGTTTTAATGTTTTCTTTGTGTAAAATGGAATCAAAAATACGAATATGATCTGTGCCTTCTATATTTTGGGTTTGAAGAAAAAGTACGGCTGGCATACGGAAACCAAAATCTACTGAACAATATGTTGGCAAGTTTGGATCGTATGGAAATTTCCCAACATCAATATTTCTATCAAAATCCCACACCTTGCCTTCAAAAACTGAAAATTCAGCACCAAACTCTTGATTAAATAGTTCTTTAGACATATTTCGCTTGCGTTCAATAATTGCGGGATCATTGATACCAAGAGGAAATTCATGTTGGTTTATCCATGATGGTAAAGAATGAGATTCCCACATATCGTCAAATTCCGCAAGATTGTATACGTCGTAAATCCAGTTCCTACCCTGTGGCGTGGTGATAAAAATACATTTACCCTTTCTTCCGGTTAGTGTTGGGGATAAATACATATCCCAGATTTTCTTATTCATTTTGGCTGCTTCATCAATCACAACCAAATCTAATCCTTCTCCAACTAATGAATCCGGATTATCGGCAGACATCCCCTCAACTGTAGTGCCCCATCGAAATTTAATATACATATCTTTTTCGGATTTTTTAACAATATCGTCCTCATGCCCAATAACCATCCTCGTCCAAATTTCACGAAAGATCAATCTTGCTTTCTTATAGGACATACCTACTACCCAAATTCTCTTATTCGGTTGAGAGGCAACGTAGGTGGCTTCCATAGCACTTGACCAAGTTTTTCCAAACCGTCTTCCGCATACCATTACAAAGAACCTTGCACCTGGCTTTTGAGGGTAATGTAATGCTAATTGACCGTTATGTGGTTCATATCCGAGATATTTAAACCACTTTTTCTTAAAATTATAATTTTCTTCTTGCATTATAACGAGTGGTAATGTACATTCAATCAATCTTTAATACAAGTGCTTTTATTCAATTAACCACATAAGGTGTAAAAATGTCAGAAGAAACCCAAGTTATAGATGAAAACCCAGAGGCAGGGTCAGGGACTAAACCCGCAGAAAATGTTGTGCCATTAGAGAGGCTTAATAAAGTCATTGACGAGCGGAACAAACTCCGCAAGTCATTAGAGGCTTTTGAGTCTAAAGAGGAAGACGCTAAAAGAAAGAAACTCGAAGAAGAGGAGAAATGGCAAGAATTAAACCAAACTCTTACACAAGAACTTGAAGGCTACAAGCCATACAAGGAAAAGTTTGAGACGTTGGATTCTAAAATTCGTGGCGACGCTTTGAGTAAACTTCCTAAAGAAAACAAGAAAATTTATGAACCTTGATACCCCAGACCTACTTAATGTGGTTGAGGAATTATCTACGAAATCAAATCCCAAAGACAGTGCCGGGACTATTGACCCTAAAATTGCACAAGATTGGACAAAAAAGATTTGCCGGAACAGAGAAAACATTGGGGTAGCATTTTAGGTTCTTATCAAAGATAGGAAACATTAAATGGCTAATGTAACAGTAACAACTGCTGCGAATTTTATTCCTGAGTTGTGGAAAGATGCGATTTTAGATTATGCTGAACGCAGATTTTCGTTAAAAAATAAAGTCACAGACGTTTCTTCTCTATTGTCTGGTGGCGGAGACACTCTCCATATACCACGAGTAGACGAAGAAACTGCTGCTGCAAAAACAAAGGATACGGCGGTAACTTATAGTGCAAACACAGATGGAAAGACAGACCTTTCCGTTGATCAGCACTTCTACGAGGCTAAACGCATTGAAGATATTGTTCGGGTGCAGGAATCTGCCGATTTGTTCAATATGTATGCCCGATCCATGGGTTATGCGCTTGCAAAGAAAGTAGAAAACTACCTTGCTGTGGACATAATTCAGTCTGCGTCTGCTAATGATGTGGCACTGACAACAGATAACACTTTCACGTCTGCCCTTATTCGCTCGGGTACACAAAAGTTAATGGATATTGGTGTTGATTAT